TCACTCAATTCTTTTAAGCGGTGTGGATTCGATGATGTGCGAATAGCGTTCAGGGTCTGAGGCGACCACCTGGCGGCATTTATCCCGCGCCAGACGGAGCATTTCCGGATCAATCTCGTGGGCCTGGAAGCCACCTGCCCCAGCACCAAGCGCCTTTTTGATCTTCGCGGTTTTCTGCTTGGTGTTAGTCACTGGCGCAGCTTTCGGCGCTGGCTTCGTTGATGGTTGCCAATCGGGATGGCGGATTAAATAGTCATCCACGGCGTTTTTTACAGCGTCCTGCCGCTGTTCGGTTTCCATCTGTTCGATGGTGCGCCCGTTCATGGCTGCGGCTATGGAATCGCGAACGGTTTTAAGCAAGTTTTTCATTTTTGTTTTTATTCCTTAATAGGATAACCAGCCCGTCACGGGCGCAGCGATACGCCAGATGATGGTCAGGTAAGGTAAAATGTCTATTATATTCAAAGAGATTATGTCAGGCTGTCGCAGTTTTCCCTGCGGATTTACGTATGCGTCGAACAGGATTTATCTGAATAGGCCGCGATTTGCTCGCAGCTTTTCGGGCCACAACACGGCGGTATTCCACGCATAGCGGATCATTGTAATCTGGCATTCGTGGGGCCATTGCGGCCTCGGTAACGCCATTCTGCCGGAGGGACATTACCACAGTGAAAAGGGGCAATCCCAGCGCTTGGCAGACCTCCGCGAGCATTGCGCCTTCGCTCCACATAGTGGGAATTAATCTCTCGTTGTTCGGATTCGCAAAGCGCCTACATACCGGGTTGTAACTCGCCTGGTGGAGTTCTTTAACCTTTTCCAGCGGTAGCCTCAGCAGCAATGCCACGCGTCCTGGAGAATATCCCGCGATCAACATGTGCTTGCACTTCTGCATAACGTCGCCATCACGGCAACGACGTTTATATAGGCGGGTGAGGTCAGGTAATTCTGGGCCGGGTAATGGATCTGGGAGTTCGGGTAGGTCTGGAAGATCTTCTGGTAAATCTGTTTTTTGTTCTGGGTCGTTCTGGTTGGCGGTCAGCGCCTTACGTTTCTCAATCATTTTACCTCGCGTTAAAATTCGGGATCTTCGTCGTATTCCAGCTCTGTTGTCGGTATCGATAACAGATGCGGCGGAACGTGCCACTCGCAGGCCTCTGCCATGTACCCATCAAGAGGGCGAACGGTAACGCCGTCCCGCTTATCCTGTGTTTGCTGTGCTATCCCATAGACGTAACGGAAACTCTGCAATGTGCCGTCATCGTTGCGGCGTGGTTCGTCGTATCCTGTCAGGCTGTTTAGGTTGTTGATAAACGCCTCAGTAATGACGCCGTGCTCATCAAAAATTTCCGACTCCTTCGGCTTCACTGCATGATTACCATTGGTGCGATCATCGTCGCTGCGCTCAGGTTCAGATTCCACAACAGCAGGCGTGGCAGGCTCAGAGGCCAGGTCAGGACTCTGATCATCGGTTGCTGTCTGCATTTCGGATTTGCCATCGTCATGTTTCCCCTCGGATTTTTGTTTCGGTTTCCCGCGTGGCTTCTTCTTCTCCAACTTGCGGATCAACATTCCGTCAGCCAGTAGCCCACCGCTGATTGATGCTGAACCGTAGAAAAGAAGGTTGTCGGCGACCTCCTCCAAGGGGATCACCGTGTGGTAATAGCGATCATAGCCGCGTTCATCCTTCCCCCGTTTGTCTGAAATCACCAGCCCGATAGCGTTTAACACGTCCAGCCATTTTTTAACTGTCCGGCGATCAGTATCCTGAAATTTCAGTCCCATGCTTTCCATCGACTCGAAGAACTCCAGGCCTCTGGCGGAGTAGCTCGTGTACTGATCACGCATGTAGCCGTAGAAACTGGCAATTTCAAGACGGTTTTTTATCTCCTGCCCGGTATCACGGCGCACAATGTGTGTTGAATATTGGAGGCGTTTAAATAGTTCGTAACGGAACTCAGTTTTTTCTGTCTCGTGCATTTTCTCTCCCAGTTTTTGGAATTAACGTTTTCTCTATGAGCCGAACCAGGTACAGGCCGACCCCAATCCCCTCAACCGCAGCGTTGGTGCGGATGATGGTGAACAGTTCAGGTGTGAATCGCAAATTAATCATTCAATTTTCCCTCCGTTAGGGCATACAGGTTCGAGCCTGCATCGCGGGTGAGCGATCAGGACTCTATCGGCCTTTATGGCCTGGATTTGATTTGGTCTGGCCTTTCTTAAGGCGATTTGGTTAGCTCGGCGTTGCGCCGCTGCGATCAGGCTGGCGACTTCCCGGCAGCGCTATAACCGTAGTTTTCCAGAGTCTCCACACCGTGGGTGGAAACCAGGAATAGAATCACCTGTTCCGGCGTCATATCCAGATTGAATTTCTCACGGTACAGACGGCGGTAACCTTGGAGCACCGGGGCCAGAATCTCAGTCAGGGATTGACCGTCAGCGTACTGGCGGGATAACGGCTTGAGGATCGCCTTGACCGCACGAGCACTTTTTGCTTTCTTCCGTTCCTGTTTCAGGATATGAAGTGCAACGGCAAGCTGCGGGTACTTAGCGTGTGCCGCATCCGCTCCACCATTTCTGGAGATGAAAGACCAAAGCGCGGTTTTGGTGTACGTGCCGTAAAGGATCGAGTCTACGATCTGCTCGCCTGTCATGGTGGCAGGGGTGATGCGTTGGGATTTAGGTTTGTTCATTGGGTTCTCCGTTGAGTTATTGAAATTATTCTCGGAGGTTCTTTATGTAACCCATTTAGTCAGGACTATCACCGGGCGGTGATGACCTTAATTGTTGAAAGCCATGTTATCAGTGATTCTTGCAAAGAGCAAGAAAAATAAAAGAGCATTAATTTTCCTATCGTACTATGCCGTAATTAATAGCTCAATGTCAAGTCCTTTTTAAACGCTCTGTAAGCCGCTCTGCTGGCTTCTGAACCATACCCGCTACCATCGTATTACCCGAAGCGTTACAGGGCCGCGTAGGCCCCTCACGTGAAGGATTTGATGGCGTTGTGTATAAATTGGCACGGGTCTTGCGTAAGACTCAGTCCCCTCGCGCCCATCGTTCGCCTGCAAGTTACACTCTCGGCATCTGCATCGCAGATTCCACAAAGCACCGGAAGCGTAGCTTCCTCTTCCCACAAAAAAGTTCGGAGCGTAGCTCCTTCCTGAAGAGTCGAACCGTTTACCGTGATCGGTGAACGAGTGGTGAGACTCGAAGGAGAAGTTCCAGCGCGGAGCGGACGAGCGTCTGCGAGACAGAGAGATCAACACAACTGGCTACAGCCAGAAACGAAAAGAATGTTTCTTCTTTATATGATTAAGGTACAAACTTTGTACATGGTTTTGGTTTTAGATCTTGTTCTTGATTTTACTTGTTTATGATTAGTGTACAAACTTTGCCAATTCCCATGTACAAACTTTGCTAACGCCTGTTTATTCTTTGAACTTCCATCACGGCAGGTTGCATCCTGGCTCACCAACGAACGCACCTGAGACATCATTCTGTCTCTACCCTGCCCCGGTGAAAATCACCTGGGTTACGTCTGCCATCACCACCCGCCACCTGGGAATGGTTTCCCTGCCTCCAGCGCTGTCGGATCTTTTCTCAAAATAAATGCCATTAAATAGCCGATAATTACCCCGAAACCTGGCCTATTTCGCCCCGTCTAGGTGGCTCGCCACGCGTGATTGTGGTCAATGTACCGGGTGTGGAGCACATAACCATCTGGCATGAGCGCCATGACTGGCGCGGGTTCGTCAATTTTGTCTGCCGATATCGTGGCTCGCCTGTTCATCGCGGTGCTAAACCAGATTCACCTCACGACACCCCCATTTCACTGAAAAAAAATTCCTTCACCAAAAACCAGAGAAGTTGAGAATCGCCTCGCTTTTCAGCCCGATTTTCAGGCACATGGGACGCGCTCTGGAGGGCGCTGTGATTGTGGTAATCAAGATTCAGATCGCGGCGGCAAACGCCGCTAAGGGTTTCTGGTGAAGCGTGGTAAGGGTTGCCGGATGGTGGAAGGGTTGAGGCCGGAAATGTTGTGGGATAAGACAAAGACCAGGGCCGGAGGTCGGGCCATATCGCCAGCGCCTGGCCTCTTGTTGGTGGGGAAACCTGGCCCGTAGGGCAGACGGAAAAGCGAAGTCGTGAAAGTGAAGACTTACAGTCTCCACTCTCCAAGTGGTTGATAATACGTAGATGAGCCTGCTCACATCATCAGACAGCCTTTATATGCATCGTTTATGCAGGATCAGGCAAGGTTTATTCACTTCTCTGATCTGGTGCTCGGGACTCGGGCGGGACTCGATAACCTGACCAGTAAGATATTTGCGAAAGACTGTTGACTTTTTCCGTGGGGTGTGAGTGTACGTCAAGCAGATCTGTTGGTGTGCAGGGATATTTTCGTGAACGAGACACACAAAAGACGGGCCACTTTGACCAGCGCCCCGCGAGGGGGCGTGATATTTCCCAGCCAGCTTACGGCATGACCTCATATTGGTGATTCTCCCCGGCGGGCGGGTAGGTGTTTGCATGAACATTCCTTGTGTACAACCTGCGCCCATTTTTTGATCATTTAGTGCGATTATTAAATTAAAGCACTTTCCATGTTACTGTTTTTGATCAAAAATACATCCATTGAAAGATTCAGAGCCGCACGGCGGCAAGGGGAGAATATGGGTAACGCAATGGTCGCGTTGAAAACCGCCGACGAAGTGAAAGCAGTCAGCGCGGAGTTAGCAAAGAACAAAAAGACGAACCTGTTTCGCTGCCTCTGGGCGATGCAATTTGAAAGCGCTCTTCGGTTCGGTGACGCCGTCAAATTGACGTGGGATCAGTTCGCGGAGGGTAAGACGCATCTTTCTATAAAGCAGGAGAAGACGGGGAAAATTCATAAGGTCGCCATTACCCCGGCTATGCGCTCCATAGTCCAAGCTCGCCGGGAAGAAGCAGCAGACCGCCCAAAATTCGGTGACTACATATTCAGCCTTTCTGATCTGAGATCGAAGGGTAAGCCAGTTTCACACAACGCAGTGCTGACGGAGTACGGCAAGTGCGGACGCCGTGCAGGTTTCCAGGATGTGGGAAGTCATACACCACGCAAGAGCAAAGGCCGCATTCTCTTTGAGAACGGCGCACCGCTGGAGCACATCACAAAGTTGTTGGGCCAGGCCAACCCGGCTTCGACCCTGTTTTACATCGGGTTCACGCAGGAGACGGCTGACACATTAGCGGGAGAATATTCTCTCGGGGAGGAATGGTAATGATGAAAAAATGCACAACATCAGTGTTAACAGTTTTGGCCCTGCTGGCATGTCAGCCAGCACACGCCGGACGGATCACGATGCAACTCACTGAACAAGAGGAGACAGCCAACGGCAAGACGCTTTGCCGTTATGAAAATTCTATCTATTCATTTAGTTACGTGACGCTGAGCAAGCATTGCGCGTCAGTCAAAACCTTCGACACCGAGGATTCAAATTAATGAAGAAGGAAGAAGCTCTCGCCAGCTTCGTCTGGTGTGGGGCCGTGGTTCAGGTCTACACGAAAACGGTGACGTTTGCCGGGACGGTTATACAGCGGCATCTGCTATCGAAGAACCTAAGGAGCGCAGTACAACAGGCAGTTAATCAAGCAGTAGAGAAGGCGGCGCAGGCTGAGTGCTTGGCGGTAGACAGCCCGCGCCATGTTCAACAAAACCGACGGAGAGTCAGGAATGAAGAACAGCAACATTATGGCGTTAGCGCTCGCGCTTTGCAACGTCGAAGCCGGTCAGGCGGTTAAAATCCCGGCGATGACTGGAAATCAACTTCGCCAGTTACTGGCATGGCTTGAGGCGCTGCGGTAAATATTAATCCAATTGGCAAAGGGGATACCCTTTGCCTTATTCATATCATTTATAGCAAATTACTTTATTGCAATCGGTGCAGATGGGATTGCAGTCAAAGAAAGAACCCTCATTTTAAAATCTTCATACTGTTCTCCCTCGCGTAATGAGAGTTCAGTCAACGAATAAAAACGGTCAGTCGATGGTGATTCGCTACGAGCTTTTACCATATCTAATCGAGAAACATTAATTACAGTCCAACACTCTGTATAACCACGACTGCGGGCTTTTTGGTGGCTCTTTTCAGCTTCACCAATGCGGTTATGGATGTTTGAAACATCGGTCCCGCTTTTAACTTCAACAGCTACGACATTGCGGTAGTTCTGATGGGCCATTTCTTCCCTGATGATTATGTCTGGGTCCGCTGCAAATTCTATAAGAACCGGACGACCTGTTGCGCTGTTCACTTCAATTGCACTTTCCCGAACTTCTGCGGTAGCATGGGAAACAATTTCTCTAATAATTTCAAATACTAAAACAATACCATTTGTGCCGCGTTGATTATTTGCCCCACCTCTTAATTGCGGCCCCACAGTGAGCAGTGTCAGGTCATCCAACAATTCGCGGCTCACGCGTAAAGGCCCAACGCCAGATAAAAGAGCGGAAGCTGCACCGCAAAAAGCGGTACATAACTCAGATATTTTTGGTTTCGCCAGTTTACCAATAACGCCTTTCACTTCCATTGATTTGAAACTGCCAACACCAAACCCTTTATCTCGGCCATAAAACTCTTTCTGACTATATCCCATGAGCAAGCGGTAATAGCCTAATAGATAAGGATTTGCTTCTAACACTGCGGGGACAGGAAATAATAGTTCGGCCCGTAAACCATATGTGGCTAAGGTTGCGAGATCCGCTTTGGGAACATATTCACCAAGTTGCGCATCAAGGGCGACAATATCCATATTCCGCACGGTTTCCAACAACGCATTTTGAAGATAAACACCGCGAAATCTTTTTAAAGCTAAAGCGAAATCAACTTGCTGTTTTGGCTCAGGAAAACTGATCTTATCTGTCATGCTGCTGCAATCCTTATCACATTCGTATCCTCACCTTGCAACCGGTTTACAGCTATCTCGACATACTCCGGATTGAGTTCAATACCAACGTATTGACGATCTTCCTCTTGGCACACTACACCAACAGTACCAGAACCAAAGAAAGGATCTAAAACGTAGTCTCCCGGTTTCGTTGAAGCCAGTATGCAAGGACGAATTAACTCAGTCGGAAAAGTTGCAAAGTGTGCGCCAGAAAAGGGCTTGGTGTTAACATTCCACACTGTACGCCGATTCCTGAAACCGCCCTTTTCTTTTTCTTCTCTGACCGCTTCCCAGTCATAATAATATTTTTCTGATTTGGTCAGCATAAAAAGAAATTCATGGGAACGAGTCGGGCGATCTTTAACGCTTTCTGGCATAGCATTAGGCTTATTCCAGACAATATCACTTCGTAAATACCATCCGTCCTGCTGTAAAGCGAATGCTAATCGCCAAGGAATCCCTATCAGATCCTTCGGCTTCAATCCTTCTGGTGTATCCGGACGAACAGCCATCGCGCGAGCGGGATTCTTTTTGTCTGGTGCTCTGTAACCACGATTGCCACTTGTGTACCCATCTCCGATGTTAACCCAGAGTGTTCCATCGTCTGTTAGCACACGTTTAGCCTCAGAAAAGATTGTAACAAGACGGTTTAAAAACTGAGTCATGCTACTTTCTAAGCCGATTTGCTCATCTATACCATAATCCCGAAGCCCCCAATATGGAGGCGAAGTTACGATACATCGTACTGATCCGCTTGGAAGTCTCCGCAAAACTGACAGGGCATCACCTTCAAAAAGCGTAGCTCCTTTCAATTCCAAGGGTTCAGAACGATGAAGTTTCTCAACACTCGGCGGCGAACTACTCTTCTTACTCGGCATCACAATTCCTCACGTATGATGTAGACATGCAATTGCCCACATCGATCAAACCTATCTGGGCCAGTAGTGTAAACTGCATCAGATGCGCCAACAACATCCACAGCAAACATAAAATTTAGCTAAGGGATGCCATCAAACGTCGGAGAGAGAACAACAATCAATCAGATAAATTTCCTGGCATCTGCGACCATTTTCAACTCGGCCTCTTCTGCCTCTTTCCGTTCAAGCCAGGCTTTGCCCTCCGGTGTAGCCAGAAACTTACGGGCGTGAATTTTACGGTTGTTGCGTTTGGTTTCCGCTGCATTTTTCGCCATGATTGCCTCCATATCGACCCGCCGCTGGGCCACATAGGCAGGCTATAAAAAAGTTCACTGAGAAGTAAACCTGCAAAATGCCACTGATAAACGGGTTCGACACCAATAGGTGACCATTACGTGCCGTGTTGGGCACATAAGGATAGGCGGAGCATAGCGACATCCGCAGTAGATATGATCCCTTCACAGAGATGATGACGCCTTGTCGTGGCTTCTTATCAGGTAGCCTTTGTGATCCGGTGGCTGAAACCGTGGCAGAGCCAGCCTCTTTCCCGAGCTGGTTAGTCTTCCCAACATTACGCCTGTTTATTCGCTGCAACGTCATCGCGACGTGTTGCATCATGGAGCGCCGCACGAAGCGCGAGCCACATTGACAAGGGTTCTGGGAAAGGATTAGAGACGCTGGCAACGTCATCGGCTTCAAGTTGTTGGCGGAACGATGCTACTGTTCACACTTTGTACGTGTTTGAGCCTGGAAACGACACGCCGCTATGAGTTAACATCCCAATTGCCACTATTAACCACAGCGGCAACTGTTACTGAAAGAATCACTGATAAAAAGATCGTACATTGAGAGAGAAAATCTCCACAATGGATTGATTTATAAGGATTTTAATGTGTTGGTGCGATAATAGGAATGGAAAATAGACATCAAGATATTGTTTTTAAATGATTTATTTTTATACAAAAACAATCCTATACACATAACTATACACACTGGCAAAGGCGTTCAAAAATCACTCACCCAAACACCCAACAAAATACTTTTTTTTGAGAAAACCATGCACACTGTTCACCACCATATTATTACTTTTAATATCAATAAAATATAAGTTAACAATACGGTGTAGAGTGAACAGCAAACTCTACATTTAGCCCTAGGGCATAAAAAAACCCGGCATTCGCCGGGTCCATGAATCGTTAAGTTGCTACAGGGCCATCGCACTTAGGTAGCCAGTCAGCATTGCTTTCCTCTCTGAGTGCCAGATTAGTCTGCATTCCCTGATTGGTCCGCCGCTTCTCGTACTGCAGCCCATACTCTTTCAGCATTAACGGCAGCCCCTTGCCAAACATGGTCAGACTGAGCGTATTTTTATAGCCGTTGGCTTCCATGTAGACCAGATAGGCATGGTAAAGGTATGTACGAGGCTGACGTGGGACAATGTTAGCGTTCCCCATAAACATTCCCGTGGTGTCAGGCAGGACTTCAAGGTATCCGCAAAAATCAAACGCAGAATCAGCATCACGCTTGATGGTGAGCGCTTCATCGGAGTTCTGCTGCGACTGAAGTAATGTTTTGGCACTCATTGGGTCACTGAAACGCTGCATAAGCTGGCGAACAATCACTGCCAGCTCGCTGGCAATCTTCTCTTTGAGCTGAGTATCACGTTCCTCCGGGGCTATCTGGTCAGGGAAATGCAGGATCACCCTTCGGCGTGAAACTCCACCACTACGATCAGTGAAACGCATCGGGTTATTGTTCACAGCCAGAATAACTGCAGTAATGTGGGTTGAATAGGCGTTCTGGTATTTGGGATCAACGGATACCGCATCGCCGCCAGTGATGGCTTTTAGTCCGGCCCCGTCACCGCTCCACTTTTCCTGGTCGGGAAGTCGAATCAGTGAGAAACCAATTAATGCGGCTCGTTCTCGTGGTGACTCAAGCATTTCAATGGTTGCGGAGGTAGCATTATCCTCACCTGCCAGCATTGTTGCTATTTCAGCCAGAATACTCTTTCCGCTTCCGCCAGGACCAGTGACCTCCAGAAACAGCTGCCAGTCATAACGGTTAGCCAGCACCATAAATAATGCCGCCAGGATAATGTCCCGCTTTTCAGGATTAAAACCTGCGGCACGATCCAGCCAGCGCCAGAATGCCGGAGCATGGGTTTCCAGTGCCTCACCGTCAACAGGCTGTGTGTAATCCACCTCGCACAGCGTACGTAACCAGTGCTTCTTATCGTGCGGGCTGAACAATCCCGTTCGGGTGTCGAGCACGCCGTTGCGGAAACCGATCAACTGCCGCGCCGGATTCTGCTGTTGCGGAACTATCAGTTTGAGGGTTTCCACGAGAGAGGCAATTTTCCCAGATGAAAAAGGTGCGCCGAGGCGCTGAAACAGCGCAGCGACATCACGGGCAAAATCGGCGTAATAGATAACTTTCCAGGCCCCCGCCTCATAGCGTGAAAGGAGCTGCCCGTTCGGGTCTACTGCCAGTGAATTTTTATAGTGATCCACTACCCTCTGCGCTTTTTCGCTGACGCTCAGAGCGGTAAATTCAGCTTCGCTCATTGTGTCGAAGGGGCTGGCAACAGCTGGTTTTATTACTTCATAAATTGCCAGCCGGGTGGCTTCTTCGCCGTTCTGCGTGAATGCATCGTTCCAGTCACCATACACAGGTGGGAGCGCCATTGTGCAATTGCAGGCTCTGGCAGCAGCTTCGCCCCTTGTTTGCCCCGCACCGTTGAGATCGCGGTCAGCAGCAATAATTATCTGGTGCGTTGGGTACTGACTGCAGGCAATGCTCGCCAGGGAAAGGAAATTGACGGATGAAAAGGCCACCATGACAGCATCGCCAGTCAGATGGTTGATAGTGAGTGCGGTGGCATATCCTTCCGCTATCCAGAGCCGTTTGGCTGCTTTGGCAGTACCTTCAATCAGGTAAAAGGCATTCTTAACCTGACCGCCTTTAAGGAAGCATTTGCCCCCATCAGCGTTGATTAATTGCAGATTTACCAGCTCTCCATCTGCATACAATGGAACGATAAGATCTCCCGCGCGAAATGCCACACCACCGACTTTATGCATGGCGGTTAATTCCCGGCAAGGCAGTGCAGTAAGCCCTTTACTCGTCAGATAGGCATTGCCAGTGGTCTGACGGGACTTATCAAACAAACGGGCAGCCAGCACTGCTGCAGCTTTTTTCCCGTCCTCTTTTTCAGGAGGACCAGATTCAAGCATTTCCTGAGATACTGGCGGCAGGTTTCCGGTAATGCCGTTTATTCTGTCTGCCGCTTCACTAATGCCTACATCCAGTACTTTACTTACTAGCGCCAGGCCATCACCTGCCCCGCACTGGTTACAGAACCACGTTCCCCGCCCTTCCTGGTCATCATATCGAAAGCGGTCTTTCCCGGCACAGACCGGGCAGGGCTGGTGCCGATTTTTCAGTACATTTACGCCCAGCGCGGGTAAAATTCTTGACCAGTGACCACGAGCTGCTTTCTCAGCCTGGCTAACTTTCATTCCTGACATTGTGCGGCCCTCCTTAGTGCAGCGCTGGTTTGTTGAGGTGACGGGAACAAAGTTCATCCATGACCGTCATTCCGAGCAGTGAGAGAACCGGACAGGCTTTAAGCGGCCCCGACTCCATCAGATCCGAAAGCAACGCGCAGGCAATTTCCAGCCCTCTTTGCTGCCCATGCTGGCGCAGATAGAACCCTTCCAGCTCGCGGGCTATGGCATCTTCAAGTTCAGCGAGCGTCAGGCCGGAATAACGTTCCTGATGATTGCTGAGAGCCAGCCAGGCACAGGCAACGGCACGGCGATACAGAGCGGCACGAAGTGCCAGATGAGATTCACAGCATTTCATCAGGCCACCTCCGCATTCATCAGGTCGTCATGGCAGCGTTGCACCACTCCATCCAGTTGCTCTGTCATCAGATAGATGAGGGAAACCAGTTGTTCGCACTGGGCACCTGCTGGCTTTTCATAACAATCCTGCAGGGCTGCCATGCCAGTTACATACTCACCCACATTGCGTAAATGTTTCAGCCTTACAACATCGTCGTAGGAGATCTCAAACTGGTTCATAGCGTCACCTCCCCGGCAGGCAGGCGTGCAGAGAGGGAGAGCACATAATCACGGACCAGCGAAAGACGCGCGGAACGCTCATCGCAGGCTACAGTACGAAGCATACAAATGCGGGGTTGAGTGTCAGTACGGCGGATTGCGGCAAACACAAAGACATATTGCGGGTATGACGGGGTGAGGATTGTAGCCATGATGGCAGCCTCCAATAAGTAGCGGTTATTGCTACCACCGGAAACGCCAATTTCACTGGTGGCAGCCCGAACGGGGTTGGCGTAACCGGCCTTATTGGAAACCGGCCAGCCCGAAGGCTGCCCCGCCCGGACTGCCATTATCTTGAATGAACCACGGTGTACACACAAACACCACAGCCCGGAAAATGGGTGTGCCTGAGCTACGACGTAAAAAAAGACGCAAGGCGCGTCAGTTGTCGCCAATAAGTTACACGGAACGCCAATTCCGGCTGCCGATTTTGCGACAGCGGAAAAACTATACCTGGAAATGACGGCAGTAAGCAAGCCAGAAAAAAGGGATTTAATGTATTCAGGTATCATCATGCATCACATCCCCGCCCACGGGCGCTGATACGGTCCGCCATCCATGCGCTGACCTCAGACTGTGCCCAGGCGACATTTTTACCGCCAAGCGGGATCTGCTTCGGAAACGCATCGCGGCTGATCAGGTCGTAAATGGTCGAGCGAGACAACCCGCACAAGTGCATTACCTCAGGCAGGCGTAAAAATCGTTCATGCTGGTTCGGTACAGGAAATAATGGCGCAGCCGGAGCTGGCGCAGAAACAGAAATATTGTGCATCATCTACCCTCTTTAATATCCACAACAGCCCGGACAAATTCATCCGGATTCAGGTAGTTCCTTATTATGTATATATAACTCGCTTGCGCACGCATTATTTATTTAGCGTCTAATATTGATTTTATGGAACTTAAAACACGGTAAAACCATATAAAACGACATAATAAACACCATGCCAGAGAACTATAAATACAGGAGTATTAATAGGAACTAACATTCATCAGAACATTTATTACCCCATGAGTCATTACACGTAATGGTGCTGCCTCCAGAGTCCACACAGCAAGGCTTCACAACTTTTGTAGAGGCCTTAATGGCAGACCCCAACCCCCGGACATTCGTAGGAATTGCATTTAGCTCACAAACATTGGCCCTGCATAAAAATCCTGGTATTAAATAATCTAAATTTAAAGCTAAAAATATATCCAAATAAATCCATAAAGAACCGGATAGCTCTAGTTTTATAAAAATAAGTATGAAATGCAACACCATACCCAGAGGCGAAACCGTTATTTCCCGGCAATAACAGGCAGTCTATTTCAGCGCCTGTCGAATACTACTGAATAAGGATGAATAGTGGTGAGGAGCAAAAAACAAATAGCCATGAGGAATAAAAAACCATCCATTATGAAAAAATACCATAAATAACTTCATTCTTATGTGAACAGTTATGAACAGTCGATGAATGCTACCCTGTCAACCCTTCACATTTTAACTTACTGTATTTTCTATTTTTTTACTCAAGTGAATAGTAGTGAATAGTTAAAGTAAGACTGAAACAGATTCAGTTAAATGAGGCCTTTCCTGGCTAGCCAAAAGAAGTCTTTGTCTTGTCGCTCGCACAATGACGTTCAATGGCAGCTTTGTATCCATGACAGCACAATTGACACCAAGACAAACAATAAGGTGCTGACATGACTATCCCAGAACAAAATAATAACCAAACTCCTGACATATCTATCCCTGCAGCGACGTTAAAGGCGCTTGAGAAAGTGAATGCCACCAAATCTGCATGGCTTGAAGCACGTCGTCAGCAGAAAGCGGCAGCGGATAATATTGCGACAATCCGCCAGCGCCGCGCTGAAATGGAAGCCACGACAAACGCCCTGAATGAGGAGTGGCGCACGCTGTTTCGTGAAAGTCAGGGCGTAGTCTCAAAGGAAATGAAAAAACTGCGTACGGAAATTGCGCTGGGGCGTGAAACGCTTGAGGATTTTGATGAACTGCTGGCAGCTCAGGAAAGCGAAAATGCCTTATTACCGCAGGAAGCCGGGAAATTAGCCGGACAGTACATCAGCGCGCACAACACCCTTGTGGAAATTCGCGCAAAGCAAATCTGGGAAGACTTCATGCAGTCGCATGGTAAAGCCCTAATCCAGACACTGAGCCTGCTGAAATCCACAATGGGCCGGGAAGCCAGCGCAGTTGTCGGTGTGGTGCATTCAGTTAATGACCCGGACACAGTGCTGAAAGACTTTATTCATAAAAATATCATCAAACCGGCTCTCACTAACGATGCGATGCCGGAACAGGATCCTGTGTTTAAACTGGCGGGCGTAGCCCCGGATTATGCGGCCCGTTTGGATTTCAGTAAGCAACTATCCCCTGCAGCCCTGCATAAGATGAAGATACGTCAGGAACAGATGTTGCTGCAAAAAAACAATAGTGTATCGGAGGGTTTGTAATGGCGCTGAAATGTCCTGAATGCGGCACTATGGCCCATGCCAGAACCAGTTCTTATGAAGCACCTTCGGTTAAACGCTCATGGTATCAGTGCCAGAATCTTGAATGTTCCTGCACATTTACAGCGCTGGAAAGCGTTGACACGATAATTATGAAGCCGCATAAACCCGTGCCATCTGAACCTGAGTCGCAGGATGATTCCCCCGCACGTAAGTCGCAGACGCTGGGCCGCTACGGTTCGGCCTGTACCCTTAAAGACCGTCATGCACAATAAAATCGGGAGGAACCATAATATGACAGAACAACAATTGACGGAAAACCAGATTCAGGCCGCAACCGGACATGTAGTGACACTCCTCGCCAGGGCAAAGAAACCACTTCAGGATGCGGATTGGCTCATGCGGTTGCCTGCAGATGAAATCTCCCGCCAGACGGAAACACTGACAAAAGGCCTTTCCTCTGACTGGCAGTCCAGGATAATTGACCTTTACCAAAAAATGCAGGCCTGGGTGGAGGCCAGACAGGCCGAAGATGCAGCTATTGAGAACCTCAGGGCTCTGCGTCAGCATCAGGCCGAAACTGAACAGGCGAGCAAAGACAATCGGATGCAGTTCAGGGAATTGCTTAGCCAGAACGGCGGTATCGTGACTCCAGAGATGAAAGCTCTTCGGGCTGAGTATCTGGAACAACAGGAAACAGCCGCCGAACTGGCCGGTCTGATTACTGAAAAAGAAGAGCAGTTGCCGGTACTGGCTGACGCGACCGGTCGTAAGGCAAACGCCTACGTAAACTGCCATCATGGCATCACGGAAGAGCGTATTGATGAGCTTCTGCGTGACTTTTTTATTTTCAACGGTGCTGAATTGAGCAGCCTGCTCAGGATGAAGTACAGACAATTTGAGCGGAATAGCTCAGTACATATACCGGGCATTATTGAAGGTACAAATGATGCAGATACACTGTATCGTGAATTCATCCTGAATCTAATGCTGAAATGGACGAGTGAAATATTGCCGCTGAGATTCCGGGACGACGTGATGAGCCTGGCTGGTTCAGCACCGGTATCAGGCTCACATGATGACAGGAAAAAAAGAAAACTGTTTTGATCTGAACAGAATCGCTCACTTAAGCCCGGCTTGTGCCGGGTTTTTGATGTCTATGGCCTGAGTGCATGTCTATGCTGCATGAAAACGCATGACAGTCATGCGTTATTTTTGACGCAAAAGCCCTTGTGTGGCGGCTCCTGAAGCGATTTACGAGGTGCATGAAAACCACCCTGTTAAGTGGAGCGGGCAGGCGGGCGGGGCTGCTCGCGCTAAAGGGGTAAACTCTAAAGTCAAGTAAGGTGAGCGAACTAGTCAACCCTTGGGTTAGTAAAATCAGCATTGAAGGTGGATTTGAGATAAATGATACCTAGCATTGCTGTGATTATGATTTCCAGATAAAAACACTTTATACTCTATCCTTTTGCTCAACAGAAAATAGATCATTTATTCAAAATTTATTCTTACAGGGTTTCTTTTCTTGATCTTAATCTAATGATTAAGATATTTATTTGCTTATGCGTACTTATCTGTTAAATTAAAGTTTAATATTAAACAATTATAAAAGGATAGATTAAATGTCTTTTAGTGATATTAAAAAATTAAGCAGAGAGAGATTTAACTCTTTTGTTGACTGGACTCGAATGCCTAACATTGAGTTACTTTCAAAAGAATTAGAATGGTATTGTGGCCCTCAGGAACACTTGCTCGGAGTTGTTTTATTAGATTTAGAGGATAAAGATTATGGTGGTGTTGTTTTAGCAAGGGATTTAAGCAATAGATTTAGATGTATTGATGTATTTGCGAGTGAGGAAAAATTAAACACTGCTCGCGCAAAATTAAAAAAATTGATGCGGAAACACATTAAAAATCGAGTTAAGATTTTCCCCCAAGGGGACGAAACTTATGAACCAATGGACTTATTCACACCTATAGTCAAGGAGGAAAAACTTCATAAGCATTTCTCATTATTCGGTAAGTATCTTAATTGGTCACCAGCAACAGGCATAATTAAAGAAATGATGAATCATTTTGATGATGTTGATGGTAATTTTGTCGAACAATTTCAAACCACGGCTTTTGATGCAAGATTATGGGAGTTATACTTATTTGCCTATCTCAAAGAAGAGCACTTCTGGATGGATAGGAAATATCATGCTCCTGACTATATGGTGACAAAATATGGCAAAACCATATGCATTGAAGCAGTAACAGTCAATCCCTCAACTAATAATATAGATAAAGAATTAGAACGTAACTTCGAACCTAAAAACCCCCAAGAGCTGATGGAAAAGCTTGAAAATTACATGCCAATAAAATTTGGGAGTTCATTATATTCAAAATTAACAAAAAAAAATCGATATTGGGATTTAGAGCATGTAAAGGGGAATCCGCTCGTATTTGCCATTGCTGATTTCCATGAAGCAAATTCAATGGTATGGTCTCATAGCGCACTTTGGCAATATTTGTATGGGATGCGATATGAACATATACAAACTGAAGATGGGAGTTACCATATTGCTCCTACGAAAATTTTGACACATAAACTCGACGCAAAAGAAATCCCATCGGGTTTTTTCTATCTGGATGACGCTGAAAATATATCAGCAATACTTAGTTCCAATAGTGGCACTATCTCAAAATTCAATAGAATGGGAAAATTAGCAGGGTTTGGCGATCCTAATTTAATGCTTTTTAGAAGAGGTTTTTGCCATGACCATGATCCCGAGGCAATGCATCCTGAATTCTTTGCTTTTGCTGTAGAGACAGGAAAAACAACTGAAAGTTGGGCTGAGGGGTTAAATATGTACCATAACCCCAATGCTAAACATCCTGTAGACTATCGATTATTCCCTTCTATTGCACACCATTTTATGGAGGATGGTGTAATCAAAAGTATCATACCAGAATTCCATCCGTATTCGTCTATCACCTACAACATACTTACTCGCAAAGATAAGAAAAAAGAAAATTTCCATATTGATGAATAAATAAAAAAAGGCCATCATTGATGGCCTTTTGTCTAGAATCATGGAGTTAAAAATTGAGGCTCTCCATCAGAGATTCTAACTTCACTGACGATATCATCTGCGTTTTTATACATATCTACTTGCAAACTTTCTTTTTCAATATTTAATTTTTCATCTAAATAATTATGCTTTAATTCAAAATCAGAGAATATTTCGGACCACGTTCTAACATAGATCTCATATTCCCCTTTATGGGCAAGTCCGTAATCCCCTTTACCCTGGAAATTTTTAATAAGATCTTCAATATAATTGGTGCTATCGAACTTATTTCCAATTAGATAAAACTTCCATTTCATATTAGAAGCATTAAACCGATCTATACTTTTTATAACCTGATAATAATCGTATATTTGGTCTATTTGCTTTTTACCTAATCGAACGTTGACAGGATGTTTTAATTCAACAACAACATGCTCAATATGGTTGTTTTCATATCGCTGCCTTACCATGAACAGGTCCATCTCTCGGTTTGCAGACTCATGAGCAACTCTCTCATCACTTGTCTCACCCCGTAGTATATATGAGTGACGTTTGAGAGCTTCATTAAAATCTGGCTCTTCCGCAGTAACAACCTGGTACTGTTCACCCAATAGCCAATAGTTCTTTTCCATCATTTTTTGCAAATGTGGAACTTCACCAGCATACATTTCTGGGTCAAAGACTAACTTTTTAAATTCTTGAACGGATTTATATCTATCTGTAATTAATTCAATCGTTCTTAAAATAGATGACAATTGTGTTACTTTTAATTGCTCTGCAAATTTATCTTTTTCATCGGAAGAAAGACTTATTACACCATCGACTATATCAAAGAAGCTATCAACATCACCACCATCGATGATCAAAGCAAGCATTCTAACTAATATTTTTTGCTGAGGCTTGTTAAGCCCGCTAAAAAACTTAGGTTCAATTTGATATAACTGCTGGACCGCTTCCCTCAGATCTTCAGCCTTCATTGCATCCCACTTATTTCTTTGATTATATGATGGAAAAATCCCTTTTTCTTCATAGGCTACGACAAGTTCTTGAGCAAACTCCAGTAGCAAGGGTTTTCTTTTGAGTCTAAGAAATGAATTTATCTCACTAACAAGTTTTTTATATATGTCAGAACCAATACTGTTGCAAAACATATCATCTTGATTGCTATTGTTAGCAACAAAATTATCAAAGAATGCACTCTGTATATACACACTGTGATGAAATGAGTCTGATTTATTATTAAGAAGCGTTGTTACTGAATATTTAAAACATCCATCTGAAGAGGTGAAATACATCCTAGATGCCTGATGATTGAGCCTTGCACACCAACGGACATACTCGACTTCAAAGTTAAAACCTTCAACCTTCAGACTAAAAATCTCACTATCTTTGATGAGATTCGATACATTCAATAGCGTATCATTAATATTAATACAATAATTCTGTTTTTTGAATAAATATAAAAACCAAGAGAACTCTTTTTCCAAATAAGGAATTAAAACGCCTTGAATATAATGTTCTGACAGTTCGTAAATATGACTAAAAAGTACTGTTGTTCCACATTTTTTTACATCTGCCGTGGCAGGTTCCGTGTTGCTGAAACTATCCAACGAATCATCTGAAACTGTTATATCATAATTATATAATTCATTTCCCTCATTATATGTTGTTCTCCATATTGCAACACGTGAAAATTTATAAAATGTCAATCGTCCCAATCCATTTTTACCATGAACAAGACTCATTATTGAACTTTCGTCATCTGACCTTTTTTCAGATGAAAGGAATGGCTTAAACTTACTGTTCAGCTTACTATAATTAATACCTAAACCATCATCGCCGATCGATAAAGAAATGACTGCCTCCATAGAATCCACTTCATATGATACATTTACATTTGATGCACCCGCATCAAAGCTATTCCATATGTATTCTGCGATCGAGTTAAATGGCTTAATTGCTTTCAGCCTATTACGAATTCCCTTATCGTTAACAACTACTCTTTCTTTAGCCACAATCTAATTCCTTATCCCAAGGATATATTCAGCATACCATTGTAACATTATGCTTCTTTTATCGATGTATTGAGCATGGTTATATGTCCCACGTATACTGTTTTTATCAACATGAGCCAATTGCATTTCTATCCAAACTGTATCATAGCCTTGCTCATGCAAAATGGTTGACATTGAATGTCTAAATCCATGTCCAGTCACCTGTCCAGCATAACCGATACGCTTGATGACCTGGTTTATGCTCGCTTCGCTCATAGGTTTGTTAGGATCATTCCGTCCTGGAAAAACATAACGATAGTTGCCTGACATAGTCTTAAGTTCATGGAGTAACTCTAACGCTTGAGTCGATAATGGAACAAGATGCGGCCTGCGCATTTTCATCCTTTCAGCAGGAATTTCCCAGATAGCGTTATCCAGATCAAATTCTTGCCACAATGCCGCGCGTAATTCTATGGTTCTCACGCCTGTAATCATCAGTAATTTAGTCGCTATCTGGACAAGCTTACTCCCGGTATAACCCTCTAAGGCACGCAGAAAATCAGGTATCTCATCAGCTTTTAGGAACGGGAAATGATTGGATTGGTGTACTTCGAGAGCGCTGGAGAGATCCGCCGCAGGATTGTACTCCGCCCTGCCTGTTGCGATTGCGTAGCGAAACACTTCGGAGCAACGCTGACGCACTTTCCGCATTTTCTCCAACGCACCACGTTTCTCAATTTTACGCAGTACGTTCAGCAGCTCTAGCGGTTTAATCTCTCCCACAGGCCTTGTTCCAACATAAGGAAAAATATCGTTCTTAAACGCTTCCATGATGTCTGATGCATATCCTGCCGACCATTTAGCAGATTTAAGTTGATGCCACTCTCTGGCTATCTTTTCGAAGGCGTTCTCTGACTCTGTTTGCAGAGCCAGTTTTTGCTCTTTTCGAACCTCGCTAGGGTTCTTTCCTTCTGCCACAAGTTTTCGAGCTTCATCACGACGTGAACGTGCATCAGCAAGGGTGATCGTTGGGTAAACGCCAAGCGAGATCATCTTGGGTTTACCAGCAAAGCGATAGCGGAACCGCCAGCTCTTGCTTCCATTAGGTTCTATAAGCAATGACAAGCCTTGCCCATCCCCAAGCGTATAGGGTTTATCTTCAGGCTTAGCGCGGCGAATCTGCATATCGTTTAAAGGCAT